TACTGTCACGGATACAGTCGAACCCGTCCCGCCATGGAGTGTCATCACGCCTAGCGGCAAAGATGCATAGCCCATACTGCTGAAGCATTCCGACGCGATCGCTGACGCTCTCGGTCTCCCAATACTTTGAGATTCCCTCCGATTCCAGTTCGGAATGGTCATCGTCAGATAGCAACGGGTAACTCTCTACGGCTTGGATTGATTCGATCATTTCATCAGTGATAAATCGAATATCAACCGCAATGCCGCAGCCGTTGTGACCGTAACCAATCTCATGGATGGCGTTGTGTGGATCGTCTGAATCAAGAAATGTCCTGAAGTTTGACAATCCCACCAGGCCCGTTGTCCCGTAATCGCTGTAACCGAACAATGACGGAACGAATCCGAGGGACAACTCCCGCCAGCCATTATCGATGCAACGGGTAAACAACTCATCATGGGATTGATCCCACCAGACTTGACTAGGTTTTCCATCTTCGATCAGAACCCAATGGCCTTGACAACCGTCAAGTTGATCGACCCGACGCTTTAATTCGTTAGTCACTTTAAATTTAGGGTAAAAGAAAACCCCAGAGCGTGAACCCTGGGGCGTTTGATTAGATGAAAGAAGGAAGCTCAACAGGGAGAGCGTGTGCTCTGTAGCAACGATGAGGATTGATTCGACGCCATAGGACGGCGAGTCGTTCCGCGTCTGCTTTAACCCTGGGGCGACCGGACCCCTTGAATCGAGCCCAGCCTAACTTGCAGCCGTAGTAGCAGTAAACCGTATGGTTCATTGTACTACCTCCTGAGGCAGAGCTTTGGCTAGCTCGGTGGATAGCTTGCGGAGAAACTTTGCCGCTTCTTCGTCTTCCTTGCGATACCCGAGCTCTTTGACGTAACCAAGCACTGCACCACGCAGGACAGCATTGGTCAAACCCTCAAGCTCGAGCTTATCGTCGTTGTTAGTATCACGGATCGTGATCCGGCTGTCGTCACTGTATGAACTCGAGTAGAGATGCACAGCACAGGCGGCCAGACCACGGAACGTTTGAACGGTTGAAGCTTTCATTTAAGTGATAGAATGAAGGACATTGTGCTCCATCACACGCGGTGCGAGATTGACTGATTGCCACAGCGCCGGGCATAAAGGCGCATGGAGTCTCCCGCGAAATCGCGTGCTTCTGCTATGCAGTTTTCTAGGTTCTGTTACTGAAGGTGGACTCCTGGTGCCCCTCCCTCCATGTCTATAGTGTAGCACATTATCATCGGCCAGAGGGGGTGGGGTAGCAATCTTAACAATTGCTAAAGGATCCCCCAGGGGACTTAAATAAATACTGCCAAACCTATCTATTGTGCTACCCGGGGGCAGGGGTCAAAAAACACACTTCTTATGTGCTACACCCCCAAAACAAAATAGACCCCTAGATATGGCTTTACATGTTGCTATTGTGGCTGCAAAGGTTGTTTCCTAGTTATGGACGAAAACACCACCGAAGAGAAGGTAGTAAAAAGAATCGGTGGTCCAAAAAACCCGAAGGACATCCAAGAAGCCCGCATTCTTCGCCTATATCGCCGCCAATTAGAGGGTTTACCCGCTCTTCAACTGGTACTCGACCACGCAAGCAAAGAACAGGTGGGACGTGCCACTGCATTCCGCGATTGGAAAGCAGTCCAAGTCCTAAATCGCGAAGATTTTGAGCGCGAACGCGAAGATATGGCCTCCAGAATATTTTCTATGCGCTCCCGCCTCTACAACTCCGCCGTAAAACGAGGCCAAATGCAAACAGCTGCCAACGTCCTCGATTCCCTGGCACGTATGGTCGGTTGCGATCAGGTGGAAGAAAGTAGCACATTACCTGAAATCCACGTTAAGATCGAAAAACCCGAGTAAATAACACTTTTGGCGAAAACACTCGATATAAGCCTTCGTCCCGCCCAAGGAACTGTATTTAGCGCCAAAGAAAGATTCCGCATATTGGTTGCAGGCCGTCGCTTCGGCAAGTCCTACCTCTCCTGCATCGAATTATTCACCAAAGCCCTGGAACGTCCGGGCGAAACCTATTTTTACTGCGCCCCGACATACCGAATGGCAAAGGACATTGCCTGGAAAACGTTAAAAAAGACAATCCCGAAGGAATACATACGCTCCAAGAACGAAACTGACTTACGCCTAGATCTTGTAAACGACTCCACGATCGAACTAAAAGGCACAGAAAACGCAATGGCGCTTCGTGGCCGATCTTTAGCAGGAGTAGTGCTAGACGAAGCCGCCTTCATGGAATCAGAAGTTTGGTTCGAGGTCATCCGCCCCGCTCTAGCAGACAAACAAGGCTGGGCACTTTTCATCTCTACCCCAGATGGAACGGCCAGCTGGTTCTACGACCTGTGGTGCTACTGCGAAGAAGACAAAACAGGCGACTGGATCCGCTGGTGCTACACAACAATTGAGGGCGGCAACGTCCCTGCCCATGAAGTTGAAGCAGCCCGAGCCCAACTTGACTCTCGTACATTCCGCCAAGAATTTGAAGCCAGCTTCGAGAACCTTACAGGCTTAGTCGCCATAAGTTTCAGCGACGAAAACATATCCACCGAAGCCAAAGACATCAAGGTCTTGCCCTTACTACTAGGCGTTGACTTCAACGTTGACCCAATGAGTGGCATTTGCGCCGTAAAAGACAACGAAACGCTGTACGTCTTCGACGAAATCATGCTGCGCGGTGGAGCGACAACCTGGGATTTCGCAGAAGAAGTAACCCGCCGCTATGGCGTGGATCGTCGCGTAATCGCGTGCCCGGACCCTACAGGCGGCGCAAGAAAAACTTCTGGCATTGGCGTAACAGACCACACGATTTTACGCCGCAGCGGCTTTAACGTTCAATCACCAAAAGCACCTTGGAAAATACGCGACAAAATTACAGCTGTAAATACTGCCTTATTTGATGCTGCTGGAACGCGAAGAACGGTAATTCACCCACGTTGCAAACAACTAATCAAGGATTTAAGAACACTAACTTACACACCAAACACCGGCCTACCTAACAAAAATTTGGGAGTAGACCACGCATTTGACGCATTTGGCTATTTAGTTTTGCAACAATTTAATTTGGCAAAACCAGAAGCAATGGGCACTACGTCTTATCGCTTGTACTAGAGCAGCAGCTTGCTGTTAAAGGCACTCGAACCATATCTCCCTCCCAATGCAGGTAAGCACCGATGTTTACTTCTGGTGCTTGTGCGGTGTACCAGCGAAAATCACAACTGGTGCAGTGCCTCCGACGCACAGTTTCATACGGCCCTTCAACAGTTTTCTTAGTCGTAACGACATGCACGCGAAACGATCCGCATTTGGGGCACTTCAAAGTAGCTATTGATTGGCACGAAAGCCTAGACTAGGTCATTAGTTATTGCTTATCGAGATGGCTGACAAGAAAAGTGCTGCGACAAAGCGGTGTGAGGGCTATATGAAGGCTGTTCGTAAGAGCAAGAAGAAGACCACTAGTAAGAAGAAAAAGTAAGCGTTAGACTGAAGCAACCCTACTGCCCATCTGTCATGCCCCAAGGCCCCGGAACCTACGGCAGCAAGAAAGGCCGCCCCGCCAAAAAGAAAAAAGGGCTGTACGCAAATATCGCAGCCAAAAAGAAGCGAATTGCGGCTGGATCTGGCGAAAAGATGAGAAAAGCGGGCGATCCTGGCGCACCAACCGCAAAAGACTTCAAAAAATCTGCTAAAACCGCTAAAAAGCCACCCAAAAAGAAGAAGTAATGGCTGAAAAGAAAAAGCGTAAAAAAGGGCCAAATCTTAGTGTTGGCCGTGGTGAAAAACTTCCAGCAAGTAAAGGTGCAGGACTGACTGCAAAAGGCAGGGCTAAATATAATAAAGAAACCGGCTCAAATCTAAAAGCACCTGTCACCGGCAAGCCTAAAACCAAGAAAGAAGCAGCGCGTAAGAAATCTTTTTGTGCTCGCAGCAAGAGTTGGACTGGAGAACGAGGCAAAGCTGCTCGAAGGAGATGGGGTTGCAACAACTAATCAATGGTTAAAATAATGACATGACTTACTCCGTCCCAGGGCTCGTTCGGACCCATTTGGTCAGCAGCTCCTACATGGGGAGTGTTGACAGTCCATTTGTCCGAACACGGGCAGTGATTGACCAGATGAAAGGCTGGGAAATCATGAAAGCCGTGGTCTCTGGCACTGAGTATTTACGTGATAACAGCGAAGCATTTCTGCCATTAGAGCCTCGCGAAGATTATTCCGCGTATCTAGCGCGTGTAAATCGTGCTGTATTTACGCCATATACCCAACGGTTGATTCGAGCGGCGGCAGGTTTAATTCTGCGTAAGCCAATCAATATTGTTGGCGATCCATATTGGACAGAAGTTTTCAACAAAGATGTTGATGGCTGTGGTTCAGATCTGGATGAGTATGCACGTCGTCTGGTGATTTGTGCTCTGACCTATGGCCATTGTCATACGTTGGTTGACTTTCCCGCTCCAACAGAAGCCCGAAGCCTTGCAGAAGAGCGTGCATTAAACCGTCGTCCATATTGGATTGAGGTTGATCCAACCAAAGTGTATGGCTGGCGTTTGGATCGTGAATCGAATTACGGCAATCTGACGCAAGTGCGTATTGGCGAGAAGGCTGTTGTCCCTGACGGTGAATTTGGAGAGAAGGTCTATGACCAGATTCGTGTCATTGAGCCGGGTCGTTATCGCGTCTATCGGCAAGAAGAGCAAAAGAAATCGATGCAAGGGAATTTCCCATACCCCTCTTCGTTTGACCAATCAGACGCTACGGCGGAGTATGAGCTTGTTGAGTCTGGGCCGTATTCACTTGATCAAGTCCCCTTGGTCACGATCTACGCGAACAAGACGGACACGATGACAAGTCGTCCACCACTGCTGGATATTGCTCATCTGAACCTTGCTCATTTCCAGCGTCAAGCTGACCTGATTCACAGCTTGCATATCGCATCACAACCGATGCTGGTGCTTGAGGGTTGGGATGATCAAACTAAGGATATGGCTGTGAGTGTGAATTATGCGATGGCGACACAGCCGGGAAACAAGGTCTATTACGTGGAGCCTGCCGCTAGTGCTTTTGAAGCGCAATCTGCGGAGATCCAAGAATTACAGCAACAAATGGCGACGTTGGGCATCAGTACGCTTAGCCAACAAAAATTCGTAGCTGAATCGGCTGACGCACGTCGATTAGACCGTATCGACACTAATTCAATGTTGTCGATGGTTTCTATGGACCTGGAGTCAGGTTTGCAGAAGGCTTATAACTTGGCTGCTAATTATTTGGGGATTGAGCCGCCTGAAGTGAAAATCAGCCGCGACTTTGACCTTCAGCGTCTCATCGGTCAAGACATTACGGCAATGGCTCAGCTGTTCCAAGACAGCATTATTGATCGTGAGGAGTTCCGCGACATGTTGGTACAGGGTGAAATCCTGCCTAACGCAGCTGAATCGCAAGATCGGTCAACAGAGGTACAGTAGGGGCGTAATAGCTTCCACTCTCATGGGACTTCGATTTGAGGAGATCAATCCTCCGGCAAAGAAAGAAACTGCTGCTGCTAAAAAGTCAGCGCGTAAAACAAAAGATACTAAAGTAGAAGAGTCCACTAAATCTTAAAAATGGAAGAACAAGTCATCCAGGAGACGCCAGTGGCAGCTCCTGAACAGCCCGTGGCTGAGACTGCGACTTCAACTCCTGCTGTAGACGTTTCGGCGTATGAGCAGCAGATCCAGGCATTAAAAAATCGTGCCAGTGAAGCCGAGGATAAGTTCCAAGGCATCAAGGGCAAGCTTGATGATGTCTACAAAAAACAAGACGATCAACGCAGAAAAACGCTTGAAGACCAGGGTCAATGGAAAGACCTTTGGGAAGAGGCCAACAAAACTGCTCAAGACAAGCAACAGCAAATTGCTGACCTAGAGCGTCAATTGCAAGAGCTTCGGGTTTCAAACGAGACTGCAGCAATGCAAACGTCTGCTTTATCTGCAATTAGTCAGGCCGGGGCAATCAATGCTGAGCAGATGCTGCAATTAGTGCAGAACGGTCTTAAGAAGTCTGAAGATGGCAGCGTCAAAGTTCTTGACGGTGGCGTTGAACAAGACCTAGGTGTCTACTTAGCCAAGCTAAAAAACCCTGGTTCTGGCTTTGAACATCACTTCAAGCCAAGCACTCAAGCTGGTATGGGAGCTAAGCCTTCTACAGGGACTGCAGGTGCCGCAGGCATCGCAAATCCTTGGCTAGAGGGTAGTATTAACTTAACAAAGCAAATGGCTTTGGATGCTTCCGACCCTGATCTTGCAGCTGTGCTCAGGAGAGAG